CCCTCTTGTATGGAATTTTTACAGATAATAAATGCTGTGCCATTTGTACCCGATCAAGCTGATTTGAATGATAAGGGAAGAACTCCTTTACGGAGTAAATTGTGTATAGCTACTACGAATACAAGAAATTTGAATGCTCATCACTATTTTTCCTTTCCATCCGCTGCTCAACGACGTTTTCCATATATCGTTGTACCTAGTGTTAAACCTGAATACACTACTGATGATGATATGTTAGATTCTTCTAAAACTCATGTTTCACCAGGTGAATATCCAAATTTTTGGTTTTGGCGTGTTCTTAAAATTATGCCTACGAAACGTGGTTTAGCCAAAGAAGAGCTTGTGATGGAAACTGATAATGTGTGTGAATTTATGACTTGGTATACTAGTGCTATACAAAAATTTACCCAAAATCAGGATATAGTGGAGGAATCAATCGGTGCACTTAAGGATATACTTGTGTACTGTATGTTTTTTACCGCAAAAGAATTGTACTTGTTCTATCCAAAATTGTGGCACAGCTATATTTGGAGCGTACCTTTTACACTTATTGAATTGGTTTATTGTATTATTTTGCTATAATTATGTAACCCTATATATCAATTACTATGTGAGTTATTTTTCTGGATATGTATCTGTCCGCAATTATTTGTGGTATCATATTCCTAATTACATACGTTCTGGTATAAATACTATGCGTGCTGGAAGAATCGGAAGAAAAATTGAGAAACATTTAAACACAAAAACTTTTGTTACTATTGGCTTTTGGTTAACTTTTATATATAAAATGTATAAATTATTCTATCAAAAGAAAGTTCAATCTTCTGAAGGTGCACGACCTATTGCTAAGGAAAGAGAACGAGAGAATGTTTGGTATAATGATTCATATGATTTATCTTCATTTGATATGACTCCTCAAAGTACAAGTTCTAATAGTATGACACGAGAATCTTTTGCGAAATTAATGTCTCGCGAATTGATTCATATTTTAGTGTCTACTGAGAGGAATACTCTTATTAAAGTAAAAGCAACTTGCTTGAAAGGGCAAATATATTTTACAAACAGTCATAATATTCCGGATTTCAAAACCGAAACTCGTTTGAATGTGACTATGCAAAGTACTAAAGATGGTATTACAACCAATTTAATTTGTATTTTAACTAATGCTGATATTATTCATCGTGATGTTACTACAGATACTGTATTTTTCTATCTACGAGGTTTGCCACCCAAACGAGGGGTTGAAAAATATCTTTTGCAGAATGATGTCACTCTTAAATTAAATGGTTTCTTGTTATCAAGAGAAGAAGATGGTTCAGTAACTCAGAGAAATGTTTCTCGCACCTTCAAATCTGGTTTTGTGGGTTCCGGAAGAATTTCTGGATATAATCATGAAATTATTGGTGTAACTAATGATAGTATTCCTACTGTAGATGGTGATTGTGGTTCTTTATTGATAATTGAATCACCATTGGGTTTCTTTGTTGCAGGATTTCATATTATTGCACAACTGAATATTAATAGAATCTTTTCTGTTCCTATTACAGCTGATTCAATAAAATGTGTACAGGATGCATTAAAATATGAGATCCAGAGTGGAACACCTATTTTATCTTCTCAATCGGCAGAAAGAAGTGTTGGTGAATTATCAAAGAAATCTGTTTTTCGCTATTTTGATAGTGGTTCAGCGGCAGTTTATGGAAGCTTTACCGGATTTCGTCGATCTGGGAAATCACGTGTTGAAATGACTCCATTAGTACCATATTTGGATAAAGAAGGTTACAAAATAAGATTTGGACCACCTGTTATGCAAGGTTGGGAACCATGGCGTATAGCAGCACAAGATATGATTAAACCAGTTACTGAAATTAATGGTGATATTCTTAAACAATGTGTACAATCATTTTGTGCAGATATTATGAAGAATTTATCTAGTGAAGATCTAAATGCACTCCATGTTTATGATGATTTCACTTCAATCAATGGAGCCCATGGTGTTGCTTATGTTGATAAGATCAATCGTAGTACATCAGCAGGGAATCCTTGGAAATGCTCTAAGAAGAAATTTATGACAGCTATACCTGAGATGTATGGAATGCAGCACCCTGTAGAGGTTAGTGATGAAATTATGAATCGAGCAAAAAATATTGTTAAACTTTATCAGAAAGGTGAAAGAGCTTATCCGAACTTTTGTGCTCATTTGAAAGATGAACC